ATTACTTTCCCTTAACTTTTTTTAAATTAGGATTTGCTTTCTTTGCTGCTGGGCTTGCCTTGCGTGTAGAGGATGCGAGGATTGCACCAGCAGACTTCATTGACACACCGCTCTTCTTTGCGATGCTCTTCTGTGCGGCTTTGAAGCCCATACCCTTTGGCATTATCGGCGCTTGCCTTTGTCATCATAACGCTTGTTAACTAATGCACCCAGAAGTTGTCCCTTTGCATCGTTATACTTCTTATTAGCATTACGCGCACGAGCATTTGCGCCTGGTCTAATGTCAGCGCTAGCATTGTTAGCCTTCTTCCAAGCAGTGCCAAACTCTCTGGTTTCCTTAACAAGGTTTCCAAAGTATCCAGCAACAGGCTTGTAGATTGCGTTCATGTTTGCGCGGTCTTCTGCTGATTTGCGGTCAGACATAATTACGGTCTACGTCCGCCTTCAGGCTGTGTGTAAACACCCTTGATAACCTGTGCAGGTCCCATAGGTGTACCCTTGCCTGAGCGTGGTGCTGACATTGGTGCCACTGCTGGACCAACTCCACCCATAAACTGAGCCTTGTTTACAGATGATGTATCTGTTGCAGCCTTACGCACCTTTGCAGGAATAACAAGACCTGCTGCTGTCTCATTTGATTTCATGTATTCGTTAGCCATTGTTACTTTCCTTTTCCGTATGGTGCTGGAACATTCCAACCCTTAATTACACTTGCATCTGAGCGATGAAGTTCTTGTCCACCAATTGATGAACCTTGTGTGTAGCCAGGGATTGCTCCTGCTGCTGGCTTTGTACTGTTACGCACTGGTGCGTCAATAGTTACTGCTGTGTCTTTGCAACCACATGCTGTGCACATAATTACATGCCCTTCTTTGCCATAAGACGCTTACGTAGAGCCATGTCCATACGCATGTCTGCCTTAGCCGTTGGCTTCTTAGCATCCATCTTCTTGTCAGCCTTCTTGAAGGCGGACTTCTGCGCTGGCTTCATGCCCTTCATCATCTTCGCATCCTGCTTCATGTCTTTTTTCATTGACATAGCGGCTGCCTTTTTTGCTACTGCCTTCTTCATTGCTGCCATCAGATTTGTCCTATCTCTTTCATTACTGCTACGGTTTCTTTAGTTACATCTTTGGCTTTAGGCATTTTTCCTGCATTGTAAGGTTTGTTTAAAACCTCTGATGCATCTAATGCTTTTTCTATAGCCTTGCGAGAAGTGCCTTCAGGTTGTACGCCTTGTGCTCTAGCCTCTTTATAGAAAGCCAATTCTTTATCCCACTTTTTTTGAGTAGTACCGCTAGCAATAATATTGCCTGCTGCGTCCCCTGTTGCTAGTTGCAAACCTTTAGCCTTGCAACCAAAACAATCATCACCACACGATGTATGGTCAATTGAAACTTCTTCATACTCAAACGGTTTATCTGCTGTTACATCACATAACACGCAACCCCAAAGGGTTGCTTCAAAGTTATGGTCTGCACTGAATCCCCATTCAAGCACCTTACTAATATGTTGGTGCTCCATTACTCTGTCCTTACGTATGCCCCGTATCCTTGTGCTACCAAGGAATTATATGTAGCCAAATCAATTTCATATTCGCTACCGCCAAGATAAAACTTGTCAGCCTCTCTTATGATGTCTTCGGTAGGGAATCTAATTTCAGACCAAACGCCATTATTGCGCATGAGACTGATGCCACGCGTCAAGCGATAGCGGATAAACAAACGTCCACCGCCTGCTGGACCGTATTCCTCCGTAGGAGGATTTAAATAATACTTAGTCATTAGTCTCCTTAGTTGACTTACTACAAAGCAGGGGCGCACGTGCAACCCCTGCTCTGTCGTCAGTTAACTATTGCTTACACAAAGTCAATTGATGAAGATGTCTCAATACGATATAGAGCCTCTTCACGGTAGATAGCGTGACCTAGTACGCCGTACCATCCAAGTGGACGGTGACGCATCAACTTGTCAACAACTGGTCCAATTACAACGTGTGGTTCTTCAGCAACGGCTTCAGCCAATGCTTGCTGTCCACAGAAGTAGGTATTGAATACCTTTGTCTCAGGTGTAACAGTAACAACTGTTGATGCTGTGACTGCAGCAGAGAATGCTGTGTCAACAGTAACTGTTGATGTTGTGCCATCTGTTGTAATAGATACGATAAGAGAACCAGAAGCAATACCTGTTCCTGCAATCTTATCTCCAGGTACTGCAGTTGTAGCAATAACAGAAGAAGAAGCAATACCAAATGATGTTGCTCCTGATGCTGCTGCTACAGTTACTGCTGTAGTTGTAAGTGCTGTACGGTCTGCACCTAACTTGTCTGAGAACAGACGTGGTGATTCAACATAGAATGCACCTTCGTATGTACCAATTTCGCCTGCCCAGATAGCATCATTTGACTGATACTCATGTGGCTGACGCCATGAACCTACGCCTGTTTCGGCGCGAAGGTCATGTGAAACTTCTGGGTGGATACCAGCCCAGTATAGTGAACCCTTGCGAGGGATAGCCTTGTCAGCACGCAACTTTGCAGTTGCCTTACGTGCAAGTGCTGAAGTAAATACATCAGATGATGTAATTGTTCCGCGAGATGTAGCAGTTCCGCCACGAAGTACGTTTGTTCCAGCGCGTAGCACTGTCTGAGCAACTTCGTCAATTGAGTCTGCCATGTTGAACGCAATGATGTTAGCGATTGCTGGGTCTACATCAGCAAGGCTGAATAGTTCCAACGCACGTGTTACAAGTACTGCGTTACCATACTCTGCAAGAGTAATTGTTGTGTAGGTTGGTGTTGCCAACGCTACTGCATCTGGGTCAACTGTTTCTGTGAGTGTTGCTGTCTTCTTTGTTAAGTCAACATAACGCTGCAAAACAACTGATGAACCAGGGATGCTTTGACGTGCAGGTGTCTTATCGGCAACTGAACGGATTAGTGGTTGTGCACGGAGTGCGAACTCGACAAGACGGTCATACGCCTTTTGTACGAGACCAGCACCGCCAACTGTACCTCCAAGCGAGTTGGAGCCAGTGGTTGTATATGCATTAGCCATTTATTGCACCTCCTTATGAGGGTATTAGATTCGGTTGTTGTTAATTAATTTTGCCTGAATAAATCATGGCAAGTAGTTCTTCTTCCGAAGCATTGTCTACTTGATATGCCAGATTTTGGTCGGCATCAGGCGTCATCGCCTGCTGTGTTACCATGTCCTGCTGCCGTAAGGCTGCACGGTCAAGGGTGTTTGCAGGCTGCTCCTGCTGCACTTGTAGTCCAAAGACCTCAGCGTTATCATCAAGCCAGTTAGAAACTGTCTCTTCAGTGAAGTCGCCTTCAATCTCTCGTGCTACTAATCGTGCCGCTTTAGGACTTACGCCTTTTGTTTCTAGGACTTTCTTGATAACTGCTTCACGTTGCGCTTTAGTGAATGTTTCAAGTTGCTCGGTTAACTCCTTGATACGCTTTTCATCCGCACGCTTAGCCTTGCGCAATAATTTCATTGCACCTTCTTCAGTGGTTGGAGTTGTATCGATGTCGTCTTCTTCTTCGTCCCAGTAGTTGTTGCTCATAGCAACCGTTCTCCCATCTCATTAGTTGAATCGCAGACCACAGTTTCGGCATTGGGGAATACCGTCTGGCTTCTGCTACCAGTCTTATACGCAGGTGGGGCTGGTGGGTCCACATCTGGATTCTATTTTTTAGAGTAAGCCTTGTGTACTTCTTGTTAGGCTTGATTGTCCTGTACCAGAACTGCCGCTAAAGGCGGCTCGTTCCATAGAGGCTAAACGCTTACGCTTAGTTGCTGCATCTTGATTGCCTTTAAAGACTTCGGCTTCGGCTTCAGCCTGTGCATACTTAACGCCGCTTTGATTGTATATATCACCAAGTTTTTTGGCTTCAGGTAATATACCAGCAATTGTTGAATAACCTTCACGGGCTGCTGCTTGGTCTATACCATATCTAGCAAGTTCAGTTGCAGTGCCTACATTTGTAGTAAGCCCTCCGCCTGCACCTAGTGCAGCAGCACCAATCTCAGATGCTGTTACTTTTTCTTGTAACTTAGGTAGATTTTCCTTTGGATTAAGGAAATAACTAACCAAGTCATTGTCTGTAATCTCAGGATAAAAGTTTTTAAGTGTTGCTTTAATTGTTGGGTCTGAGTTTTGCACACGAGTTACAACTGTTTTTACACGGTCCTTAAACTCATCAGGAGATACATCTCCTGCAATGTAGTCAGCAAACTTCTTATAGTTATCTTCACGGTTAAGGCTAAGCATGTTACCCAAGCCGTATGCTTTAAGTGTTTCAGCATACGACTTTTCGTTAGCAACATATTCAGCCTCTGATATAGCATTAAGCCCATTCTTTACACGGGTAAAGTTACCAGCAAAACGCTTAGCATAAGCACCAGTAGGGTTGGTCTTAAGTTTAATCAATGCTTCTGATGCAGTTAAACCTGATGTCATATACTCAGAAATTTCACCTGCTAAACTTTCAAGTCCGTATGATGCAAACAAATCTGTAAGCATTGCAAAAGCATCACGCGTTGCGTCACTAATTTCTTTTGGTTTATTTTTGTCAGGAGTTCCATCACCATCTGGGTCTACTTCTGACTTTGTTCCAGGTTTAACAACATAACCAGTCTGAGGGTCTATTGTCCCACCTATGGATTTTGCCACCTCTAACGCATTAGCGGCTGTTTCTAACTGGGCTTGAGTCTTACCAGTTGTTCCTACTTTTTGTGTATAAAAAGCATCTTCTTTTATCTGCTTTTCAAGGGCTGCCTTATCAGCATCCATTGTTTTCTTTTGCGCCTCTAGGGTGCTCAAAGACTTCTTTTGTTTAGCAAGTAATGCCTGTGCTTGTTTTAAGGCTGCCGCTGCTGCCTTCTGCGCTGCTGTTTGTGCCATTAGCCCATGAATCCAAACGACTTAAGTATGGTGTTAGCAAAGTCAGAAGCAGTATCACGTGCTTCTTCTGTCTGACGCCATAGTGGGTTTGCTTGCATCTGTCTTGCGAACTCTGCGGTGCTCATAAGACCACCATCTTTAGTTAGTGCTGCTTTAATATCTTTATCATTAAATGCATCAGTTACAGGTATACCTAATTTTCTAGACTTAATCAAAGCATACTGGTCTGCAATGTCTTTAACATTTCCACCATCTCTGATATGGTCCTTAAGGTTTCCATACATAGTCATAGCGTTAAGACGCATGCGTTCTGTTTGCTTCTTTAAGGCATCTTTTTCAGGACCGCCATCAATAACATACTTAAGTGCTTCGCCTGCAGATATTGGTTGTCCATATTCAGCACTAGCCTTTTGTAGTGCACTAATCTGAACAGCAACCTGGCTGCCCTTGGCAGACTTAAGAAGTTCACCTGCATCTGTACCAGATAGTGCTTTAATAACAATAGCGTTCTTAGCGTTAAGACGTTCTTCTTGTGTAACAAAATCGCCTGTGCGTGTAGTGTTTGTAATCTTTCCAGTTGCATCTCGTACGTCAACCGTCTTAACTGCTGATGCTTTTTCACGCTTGTTAATGTCCTGATAGTAGGCATCTTTTTCTTCTTGAGTTGCTGGTCTACCTACAGCATCAATCATGTAATCATTGATTTCTCTGTATGCATCACCAACAGTAGTTAGGTCAAGGTCTGTATCTTTCCAGGTACCTGCCTTACTTTCTGTTCCAGTACCAGAACCACCAGTTGCTTTGCCAAACCATAAATCAATTAGCGGTGACTCTTTAGCCCCGCCATATTTAACAGCACTAACAGCATCTCGAGTGTAATCACCCAGCATGTCATCAAGACCGCGAATCCAGTCACCAGTTTTTAATTGTTCTGAAGTAATGTAATTCTTAGAACGCAACTGTTGCTTTAGTTTATCTAAAGCACCTGGTGCTGAGTAATTCTTAATAAATGCATCACGAGCAGTAGCAACGCTTGTGTACTCTTGCATTGTAGATGAACCATCAGGATTTTTTGTGCTTACAAAATAAGCACGAAGTCCACCAGGTTTTACAACACTGCCATCACTATTAATTGTATAATCTTTGTATTTATTATCGGCTACTTCTTCTTGACCATCATCTTTAATAACAGTTTCTGAACCTAATGCTGGTGTCTTACCGCCTTTAACTTTTTCCTGTGCTGCCCTAAGCGCTGCTTCAGCAGACTTAATCTTATCAGGATTACCTTCATTTTTGGCAGCCTGTAGTTGATACTCAAGTTGAGGAATATCAGCCTTTGCCGAAGACTTATCTTTTGCTGCAGACTTATCCTTTTTTTCATTAGTAACAGCAGTATCAATTTCTTGTTTGCGCTTGATGCGCTCATTTTCTGCTGCAGTAAAAACAGCCTTAGCAGCATCATACTTAGCCTTAAGAGATGTATGTTCTGGTGTGCCAGGTTTAGCCCTATTAAGTTCTGCTAATAATAACTTAGCCTGGTTAGCCGCTTTTAGACCACGGTTATAAGCGCTAACGTATTTAGCATCATCTGAATACTTAGCCATTACTTTAACTCCTTATAAGCGTAGTATGAATCACGTGAATAAAAATTAAGGATTGACCTAAAGATTGCTCGGTTTGCTTCTGTTACATACAGGTCACCTAGCATTAGTTCATTCAAGTTAGCCTCAATCTGTGCCTTACGTGCAGCCTTTAACTGTGGCGCATTAGTTACATTCTTTAGTTCTGGGTCAGTAGAAAACGCAATAAACTCACGTATCATCTTAATTGCTAGTGCCATACGCTGACGTGTGGCTGGATTAATCTTAACGTCAGGGTTGCTAATCATTTGCTCTACGCTATTCATGAGCACTTGTTCGTTACCAATGGTGTTACCTTCACCAATAAGCGCTGAGTTAAGCAATGGGTTATTAGCCTTAAGCGCAGCACGCTGTTGCGTTGCTGCCTTAATTACATTAGCACGCAATTCTGGGTCTGACATTTCCGCTAAGATTTCTTTTTCTTGGCGTGCAATGTCGTAATACTTCTGCTTATCTTCTGCTGTCTGCAAATCCTTGTAGTACTTCTCAAGGCTCTTGCTCTTAACAAGTCCTGCTGATTGAATCCAGTTGTATGTAGCAGCATTAAAGTCACCAATTTGCGGTGCAAAGATATAGGCTGCTTCGCCATATTGCTCTACTAACTTGGCATTTCTAATGCCCCAGTCCTTTAACTTATCTGTGTTCTTAATAAGAACTCTAGTCTGCTTATCCTCACGAGATACCGTGTAGATAAGTTTGCCTGGGTTATTACCAATATATGTAACAAGCGCTTGCTCATATGGGTCTGTAATATCTCCATTGCTAGAAGCAATTACGCCGTTAAGAATATCAAAGAACTCTGAACGCAAACTAGTAATACCTGTGTCCTTAATATAATCAGGAACACCTACAGACTCCATAGTTGTTGGAGCAACTGGTGAGAATAGCCCTAGGAAATGACGCATAAACAACACATTGTGTGCTGAGATACGAATGTTATCTAGATACTTAGCCTTCTCTATATCACTAGCGTTAGGGTCAATACCCACACCATTTGCTGCGTTATAAGCAATTGCTTGCATAGCAGCAGTTGTCTCTTGACGAGACTTCTCATCAATACCAAGTGCTGCCCATACGCGCTGCAATGAAGCAGGTACTACTGCACGGAAAACATCTACGTTATCGCCAATGCTACCTAGTGCAAATGTATCAATACTCTCGCCCAATTGCTGTGAGTATGGCTGTATTGCACCACCAACAAATGGAATCTTACCTGGTACTGTACCTAATAAGTTTTTAACAGCAATAACACCTAGTCCTGCAATAGGACCAGATAGTGTAGGAAGACCTGCATCTTGTGAAAACGATGGGTTAACCATACGAAGTTTAAATGTAAACTCATTAAACAACGGCTGGCTATATCCAGTATTACCCGTTAGTGCGCGGAACGCACCATCAGTTGCTTTAAAGATTACATTATCCATAGGCATTACTACATATGGTTCGCCATTCTGGTCTTCATGGATAGCACCACTAGACTCAATACCAACATTAGATAAACGCAAACGATATAGCGTGCGTGGCGCAACATCTTTTAAGCGATAAATACGGCGGTAGAAATCTTCAGTTGCACGGTAGTAACGACCTACAGTACGCAAACTAAATGAAAAATTAGAACGAATCTTGGGGTTATCAGCAAATTTAAGAACAGTATCTGCTGCTTCACGCACTGCTAATTCAGTAAATCGCTTTTCTGCAATTGCTCTATACTTTTCAGTAACAGTATCAATTTGCTTTTGTGTGGCACCAGCAAAAGGACCCATCTCGAGTTGTACTTGTTGGCGTACAAACTCGCGCTCAATGCCTGCGTACTTCTTACGAAGCGCGGCATATGTAACCATAATTGCTGGTTGACGGAAGATGCCTGTTACCTGTTGGTCCATCATATCCATCATCGTGTTGCCATAACGTCTAAAGACAGACTCTACATTAAAGTCACCAAATGCTAGTTCTGTATTAATAGGTCCGCTAATGCGGAACCCCTTACTAGCCTCTTGGAACTCATCTAATGGAATACGAGCAACCGCTTCATTCCATGAAGGGATACGACCACTATCAGTAGCCATCTTTTCTAACTGGCGATAACTACTTTGCACTACGCCTAGTAGTGTCTCATTAAACTTGTTTGCATCACCATGAAAAGTTTCATACATATCAGTAAACATACGGAACAACTGACCGCGTGCAATTTGCTCGTCATCTAAACCTCTAGCACGGGCTTGCACTGTATACATAGAACGCTCTAAAAAGGCATTAACAGTTTTTTGGTCTGGAGCATCTTTAATAAGCCAAGTCTTAGTCAACTCATCAAACTTAAAACCAATTTTAGTCATAGCAGCATCAAGTGCTAGTTCCATCATTTCTTTACCAGTACGAGGGTCAATCTCTCCTGGCTTAAGTGCATTGTATCTAAAGAATATCTCTGCTGGATTAAGAGTAACCTCATCACTTAACTTAGCCTTGTTACCAGCCAGCATTTTAAACCATTTTTCAAAGTGTGCTAATGCAACTTCTTGCTCTGACAGCATGCCAGTGTCAACTGTGCGTGTACCTTTACCCATCTTGACGCCAATGGCTTCAAAAGCCATGTCAAGCATAGATGGTGTAATAACTGATGCAGCAACTTCATCACCATAACGACCTGAGATACCACTACTAGCAACAAGTGATGCAGCCATAGAGTTTAATGCATCAGGTGAATGAACAAATGCTTGCATTAAATAGCCAGCAGATTCTTCATCAACATAAGTGCCGTACATTTTAGATACATGGTCTGAAATAGCCTCACGCTTTTCCAAACTTGACAACATTGCTGGGTCTACACCAAGTTCAATAGCCTTAGCATCTATAATATTTTGACGGTCCATTAATGTTAATGCTTCTTCATGCGAATATCTTGGCTGTTTGCCAAGTCGAATTGGAGCATTAGAATTAGGAGCAAACTTTAGTGCTTTTTGAATACTTCTGCGCACTGGACCAGTAGCAGATTTAGAACCTGTAGCAGCACGAGACATATTTCCTAAACGCAAACCCTGCAATGTAGCAAAATTAAATAAATCTTTAGTTGGCGCAGACAATAAATACATTGTTGCTTCGTCAATTGCAGAACGAACGCCTAGACGTGGGAACAAAGTTAAAATAGACCAACTATCAACCAACTTCTTTGAGAAGTTACCTTGTGTTGCACCACCAAGTGCATTAATAATATTCTTTTTAGATTTAATTTCCCAAATAGTTGAGCCAATTACATCGTAAGGTAATGAACCAACAGCCCATGTTGTCTGATACGGTTGAATTGGACCCTCAGTGTTAACAAATAATCCAGTTTCAGACTCACGAACAGAGTTTGCTGGCGCAAACTTAGCATGTTCTGGGTTAATAGCCAGGTCTCTTTTAGTTGCAAAACCTGCTTTGTTACCATACTTGTCTTGAAGTGTTTTAATAATAAGTTCTTCACCCTTAACGCTACCTCCAAGACCCATTGAGTACATAGTTGCAGCATCTAAGTTACGCAAAATAACAATTTGCTCATCTGCAGTTGACTCAAGAAAACGCACAGTTAATGCTTGCGCCATTTCTTTAGGAAGAATCTGACGAGCACGCGCTGTGAAGTTAGCAGCAGTATCAATAGCGTTAACGCCAATGCGTACTTCTAGTCCTTGTGGAGAACGAGCAGCCATTTGCCCAATCTTCTTCCACCCTTTAATTTCTTCATTAGCCTTTAGTACAACAGACATATCAGCATTAGGATTAATTAAACGCTGCAAAGCATCTTCTGTATTAAGAAGAGCAGCAGTAATTGGCTCCAACGCTTCATCGCGTTCTGCTGCTGTGCGAGACATGTTGTTAAATGTTTTATCAAGTGAACGAGTAATTGCATCAGACATTAAACGGTTTTGTCGAGCAACTGCTACGCCGTTACGCATATAAGTTACACCGTCAACACGACCAGCAAGTAATAGATTTAAATTACCTGCGTCTTCAAAAAACTTTTGTGCTCTTGGAGCATCAAATGCTTTACCATCAACAAGTACTTTAATAGCATTTGGGTCATTGTAACCTGGAAAGTTTTTAGCAATATTATCAAGGGCTAATGATTTTTCACCAGGAGTTGTAGCATCTGCAACTTTTTTAATTGCAGGACCAATACCTTTATTCCATAATTCAAATACTAATGGTTCTTTAAATGTAGTCTCAACGGCTTTTTCAACTGGAACGCCTTTGTTAATTGCATCAGTAAGTGAATTAGCGATACGCTCACCTTTAGTAGCACCCTTGATTAGTCCACCTGTCATCCAAGTAAGTGGGTCTACTGCAATCTGATAAATAAAGTCAATGACGCCAGAAACATTTTTAGTAGTACCGCTAACGCCACTTGAAGGTGGCTTGCGGTCAAGCATACGAGCAATGTCTCGTCCAGGTGATACCTGTGCATACTTAACACCATCTAAAACTTGTTTAAAAGTATCAGGGTCATCATATGCTTTTTTAATTGAGTTAAGTAATGCAGGGTCTACTCTGCCGTAATCTTGAACAATTTCACCAGGAGTTTTGCCTGCAAGTAAACCCTTAGCAACCTCAACATCATACTTACCAAAATAATTTGTTGCTTCTGTTAGTGCCCCTTGGTCGTATTGATTCTTACCGTCCCATGCATCAGTCCAAGTTTTAGCAGCAAACAAATCTTCGCCTTGTGCAACTTGACGAGCAACCTTGTAAGGTTGATTAATTAAACGGTTATATTGTCCACCTAATTTAAATAAACCAATAAGAGGTGAAGCAACTATTTTACCAACAGTTCCAAGAACACCTTTAACACGGTCAGTAGCATCAGGTGGTTCCTGCATGTACTCCGCATCTTTGTACATAAATTTTAACTGGTCTTGAATACCTGGGTCTAAACGGTCAAATTCCTTACGAGCACCCTCTGTACCAAGTTTAGCAAGTTCACGATGCTTCTTAATCGTGTAACTCATTTGTTCTACTTGGTTTTTTTCTACGCCAGTTAAACCTGCAGATTGAGCCGCAGCATAAAGGTTAGGTGAAACTTCAGCAACAACAGGTTTAATATACTGAGGCATTAGTACCCGTTGTCAAGTAGTTGTCTATAGATTAATTCTGCATCACCCGATGGGTCATACTGTGCAAGACGCTTTAATGTATCGATTAATGTTGGCGCATAATTAGGAAGGTCACGCATTAACTCCGAACCACCACCTTCTCCTAAATCAATACCAGCAGTTACTGGTTGATTAGGGCGCTCTGTTGGAGCGTCTAGTGGCGTAAACTTAAAGTCAGGAAATCCTGCGCCAGCAAGCGGCGCACTGCTTTGTTGCGCAGCAATTGCTCCACCTTCACCGTAATTAAATCCTGTATATCGTTGTTGCGGTTGTGTCATTCCATCAATGGCTCCGCCATCTGTGCGCTGCGATAGCGCACCTGGTCCTGATACAGGTGCTGGATTATTAGGTTGACGGTAACCACCACGACCTTCTGGTGCAGTTGTCATTCTTCGTCCTCCTCTTCAATGTGTTCAATAATGTCTTTTACTTTAACTCCATTAACCCAATCAGGGTATGAGTCTTTATTTGTAATTAACCAAAATGCCATTTCTTCATTAAACCCCGCACGTTTTAATGCGCGGTAGTATTCATTTAACCAAATGCAATACTGGTCTAACTTTGAGTAACCTTCATCAGCAACTGCTTTAACTGCTCTCTTACGAGGTGTTGCCATGATTTACTCCTTAGACTGCTCGTTCTCTAGTTGTCCGTACTGCACTACGACCTTGACCTTCACCAGTCATAGTGCTAAGAATTGATTGTAAGTCTGGTCTTCCCTGTGGCATTGGAGAGCCTCCTGCTGGTGCGGCACCAGGAGCAGCGGGGACAGGTTGCTCAGACTGTGCTTCTGCGCCAGCAGGAGGATTCTCGGGTTTAAACACTTCCTCAATGGCGTCTTCAATAGACTGTCCAGACTTACGCGCTTTAATTACTTCTGACATTTTGCGCACTAGTGCTGACGGGTCTTGTCCCTGCATAGCCATTTGAGGAATTGCTTGTGCCATGGATGCCAATGAACCAACCAATGCGTCTCGCATCTTTTCAATTTCAATTTTCTCTTGTTCAAGAGTTACGTTGACGCCGAATGGTAGTTCACGCATAGCCATGTCCTTGGAGATAAGTCCCCCTCCAAGTGCCTGCAACATAAAAATAAGACCTTGTGCTGGGTTTAATCCAGCCAACATGCCATATCGTACATCTGCAGAATAATCTTTTTTAATGTCTTTGCTTGGTGTATAAGTAACAACAAACGGTGAACCAGCATCTACACCACGAATTGTTTTTTCTTCATTAAACAATACTTCGTCTACTTCAAAGCAAAGTGAGATAACATCACGTAATGCTGCTGAGAAGATAGCCTGTGCTGATTTAACCTGTGTGTCAAATGCACCAAGTAGAGCCTGTACACCCTGTCCTGTGACAATGCTTGCGTCAATGTTTCCAGTACGAGATTCTGGATAACGAGCACCAACGCGTAGTTCTTGGTTAAGAATAGTTTGTTCAGTAAATGCACCTTGTGGAAGTGTAAGTTCAACACGGCGCACACCTGCTGGGTTTGCCGTACGAATAACAGCATCTCCACCAAGTTGTAGTTCCTGTACATCCTGTGGCAAAACAATTGGTGCTTGTACTGACTTCTCTGCTGCTTCCATTGCAAGTAATGCAAAACGATTGCGAAGCAATTGAATACCAAGTACATCATCAAACTGTCCGCGCAATTCACCATCTGGTGAAGGGCGGCGTGCAATGATTACATTCATCTTTTTCATTGGATTAGATGCATGCGACAATAACATATTGTTGCGTGATGGCAGATAAAGAACTGTTTGGTCTTTATCGTAATAACGAATCATTTCAATCATGCCGTTAAGGTCTTGCTTGTACCCATCTCTACCAAGTAGAACGCGTTCATGTTCTGGGAACATGGCAACTAATTCACCTAGTGTCATTGAGTATCTCTTAGCAAAGGCAACGCAACGTCCGTAGCGGTCAAACTCTGGGTAAGCGCCCACTGGGTTTTCTAGTCGGATACGTGGCAACTTTGCTTCTTCATCCAATTCAATAATGAACGGGAGGAAACCATATGTAATGTACATGTCTGCACCGTTGTACATCTGTACTTGCAAATCTGAATGTATAAAATAATTAGATGCAATACGAGTACGATTGTCTGCAAACTTGCGTGCACGGTCATTAACTTGATTAGCAGCAGAACAGTTTACCGCTGGAAGCGGTGCCATTACTTCTGATAAATCACGAGCAACAATATCAATAAAGTTAGCAACTACGTTTTGGTCAATGCCATCTGGAAAGAAGTTAGGGTATACCTGACTAATTTTTCCCTGGCGCACCATCTGTACGTCACCGTTGCGCTGGTCACGACCATGCGCACGGTAGCGCAAAGTTTGGACTCTTGCGCCAATCTGGTCCATTGTTAACATTATTATCCTTATCCAAAGTTTTCTTGCCATTGTTCAGCAAACATCTCATCGAGGTTTACTGCTACTCGTTGGTCCATCTGCGCTCTAGTAGCCCAGCGGTTAGTTGCGTACTGCGAGGTACGGCTACTGATTTGCATTAGTTCGCGTATGCGAATTACAGCAAACCATAAAGCCATGACGGTATCGGTCTTACCCCTAGTCTCTGGCTTCCACGTTAATAGTTGCTGAGTCAAGGCTTTGATACCTTCAGAACCTTCAGATGAAGGCAGTTCTAATATGTTGTTCTTTTGAAACTTGTCTTCACGGATAGTGCCAAAGAGGTTAGACATTGATGCAACACCAAACGAAGTGTCCCATTTGTTTTTCCCTGTGAAGTGCGCATCAAGGCGTACGCCGTATGCAGCAAGCCAGTTTCGTAAGTCGTCATCAAGTGAGTAGGCTTTTTGATGGGCGTTAATTTCAACTCGGAACTCTTGTGGTTTGTATTTAATAACGAGTTCTTCAATTGTCGCCCGAATCTTTTGTGGTGTTGGTTCTTCCATGTTGATACAGTCCAACACATAAATGCGTCCATCTGCTCTGTTATAGGTACACACAACAAACGCAGCATTACCTGCCATAGCAGGGTCAAAACCAATTACGGTGTGACCTTCTACTTGTGGTGGGTGTCCCACTGCCCCTGCCCGTAGCGGACCCCTTTTGCGCATCCCGTTGGTTGCTCCTTGTACAAGGATAGGCGGGAAGATTGAGTCTTCTTGAATATCTTCTTGTTGATATACAAGTGCCCATGTTGAGGGCGTAACTTCACTTCTGCGTTTAAAGAGCGCTGGTCCATCCCACTTAGGATAGAATCCATTTTCTTTCGGAGTATCCGAATCACCATCCCACGGAACATCCGACTCAGCCCATAGGGTTTTCCAGTCTTCGGGTTTTTCAGCATATTCAAGAACCGCAGGCATACCCATATAAGTAAACGGTGTCTTACCGCCAGACCAGTGCTTAGGATTACGAAGTTCTTTGTAAAGGTCGTTTGCCGCAATTCGAGTCCCTACTACTAGAAGTTTACCGTTCTTACCCAAACGAGTAATAACTTCCTTCTGTAGCCAGTTCATCTGCTGTTCCCACTCATGGGCGTTAGCGGTAGTGATACAGTCGTCAAGAATAATCAGGTCAGCACGGGCGCCGTAAATCTGACCACCCATACCCAGTGCCTGAAGCGTTGGGTCTTTTTCTGAAGAGTTACGCGCATCGCCGCCAAGATAGACAGTATCGGTACGCCAAGTATCTGCGTCTTCTTTCCATCCGCCCTCGGGACCATATGCGGTCTGTAGTTTGAGCCAGCGGGGATGAGACAATCGTTGCTTGATAGCGTATACGAACTCGCGTGCCTTATTCAATGTCTTTGATACCACGATGATGCGGATGTTGGGATTGAGGGCGATGCGGTAAGTTGGATAGTTCACCGTAACCACGGTGGACTTAGCGTGCTCAGGAGGCACATTGATAAGCAGGCGGTTCCCCTCACCTGGTTCATAAATTATAGCAGGATGTAGCCACGAAGGTTCCCTACCCTCCAGTAGGTCTACCCAGTCCTGATGATGGGGGAAGACCGTCTGGTCAAAAAACATTTTAGAAAAATCGGCAAACGGGATAGATTCCTTCTCAACGCCCATGGCGGTGAAGGATTGCTTGCTTCCCTCTTCCTTGGCTTCTTCCAAAGAACGGGCAAACTCAGGGTCACGGTTCATCCATTGGCGCACCGTATCTGGTTTCTTGCCCGCGGCGACCATAGCCGCTTGGACCGTAACCCCTTGGCGTACCCTGTCCAAAACCTCTGCCTTGGCTTGGGCGACACCCTTTGCAAGGTGGTGGTCCCCACCCTTTTTGAATCCCTTGTGCGCTGGTGTAGCCACTTTCATCCTCCTTGTGGCAGAGTCCCCCCGCCCTACAGATGTATATTTGTACAGTATACTGTAACAGAGTGAGTAAGGCTCTATAAAGACTTACGAACTATTTTAGTCTCTATATAGTATTAATCCGTTCAAAGTACCTAAACGAACTATTTCTACAGAAGTATTTATAAAAGTGCTGGTCAGACTGTTATATGCCCCCTGTAACTATATACAGAAATATTTGTAGGTAGAGATACAGTATATACAAACGCTGTAGATTAAAAGACTGGGGGTCATAGACTATAGACAGAACTACTACAGGACAGACAGGAGTATATACTGACTGTTTTCTGACGGTGTACTATCTGCCTGCAGACTGGGAGCCAGTCTGATACAGACAGTATAACTAAATGAATATACTCGGACTGTCCGTCTATGAACTAATGCCCTGGCAATGGTCAACCCCTCACCTGTCGGTACGCCAGCCAATGCTAGCGTGTCTAAAGCCACGCTGTGCATGCTGTTCGTCCAACGCAATAGCGCGTCAAAGCCGCGCTTGATTGCGCCCTCCCTTAATCGCCTTTGCGTCAATGGTCTGTTGCGCCGTTCGGCGCGGGCATATCGTAATCACACTTGTCAAATTGGCAAGCCTGCCAATTGTCCACCTAGAGCGTCTGCCTATTCGGCAGACAGGCGTAGAGTGACAAGGTGATTTACGAATAGCCCGAAAGATTGGTGGCTAGCACCAACCTACAAAACAAAGGAGAAGGAAATGACTGAATACACAAACCAAGGCATCTCGGTTACCACACAATGCTATGACTGCATGATGCTTGATACTGTATGCCTCAACTGTGAGGAAACCAAAGAAGCCCATGACTCTGCAGTTGCCCATCAACTCGTTGATGAGGGCAACATGCAGTACAAGCGTAACTGGTTGCGCCCAGTCGAGGACATCAGCGGACATGACTGGACAGATAGAGACGGTGAGTACAAAGA